CTCGGGGACCGCAGGCAGCGGAGCAATATCGTCAGCGGATGATGGGTCAGGGTGTATTGTCTGTACCTGGTGCGTTGAGCAATTACGATATGGCGACGGGTGCTGTGACTGGGATGCCTCCACCTCCGGGTGGAAACGCGGGACCACAGCCTAGACCCAATGCTCCGATGGCAATGAATCCCCAGAATCAAATGATGATGCAGCAAGGTGTTGGTTCATTGATGCAGCCCCCAGGGGTTATTCGTCCTCTTGTCTAAGACCGAGTATCGCAGGGCCGCGCCCCGAGATCTGAAGGGAATAGTGGAGCTTGGGGAGAAGATGCACGAGGAGACGGCATTCTCGAACATCTCGTTTAGTGTAGAGCGGACGGCATCTGAGACGATGCGGTGTATGTTAGATCCGAATTATTTTGCGAACATAGCGGTGAAGGACGATAGGGTTGTTGGGATATTGTTTGGGTATTTGGAGCAGCCGTTTTTCACGGAGGAAGTTGCGGGATACGATTGTGTTTGGTATGTAGACCCTAGTTGCCGGAATACGATGGTTGGGCCTCGGCTCTTGAAACAGTTTGAGACATGGGTCAAGATGCATGGTGGGAGCATTGTGTTCACGACGTTGGGTTCTAATTATAAATCTGACAGGGTTGGCAAGCTTATGGAGCGGATGGACTTTGAGTATCAGGGTGGATTTTATCGGAAAGACATATGAATCTACAAGCACTACCAGAGGAAGCGTTAAAAGAAATCTTGGCACTAACGGAGGCCAAGAAAAAACTTGAGCTGCGCGAGGAAGCGCAGGAACACTTCATGCCGTTCGCGCATCATGTGTACGAAAACTTTATTGAAGGGCATCATCATAGGATCATAGCGGAAAAACTTGAGCAGGTTGCACAAGGTACACTCAAGAGGCTTATAATTAATATGCCACCGCGTCATTCTAAGTCTGAATTTGCCAGTTACTTGATGCCTGCGTGGTTTTTGGGGCGCAATCCGAAGTTAAAAATTATTCAAGCAACGCACAACACGGAACTTGCGGTGCGTTTTGGTAGGAAAGTGAGGGACTTGATCGATGATCCAGCGTATAAAGAGATATTTCCAGACACGGTTCTCAAGGAAGACAACAAAGGTGCAGGTAAGTGGGGTACAAGCAGAGGCGGCGAGTACTTCGCGGCGGGTGTGGGCGCAGCCGTTACGGGCCGTGGTGCGGACTTGTTCGTCATTGACGACCCTCATTCGGAACAAGATGCGTTAAGCGAGACTGCATTCGACCATGCATACGAATGGTACACTTCTGGGCCTCGACAGAGGCTTCAACCGGGTGGTGCGATCATAATTGTTATGACTCGATGGGGTAAAAAAGACTTGACAGGGCGTTTGATCAACAATCAGGGCAGTGATGTCATGGCGGATCAGTGGGAAGTGATAGAATTTCCTGCGATTCTGCCGTCAGACAAGCCATTGTGGCCTGAATTTTGGGAAAAAGACGCATTGTTGTCTATTAAAGCGTCGTTACCTGTAGGAAAATGGAATGCACAGTGGCAACAAACGCCGACAACGTCCGAATCTGCGATTGTAAAGCGGGAATGGTGGCAACCGTGGGAAAAAGAGAAGATTCCGCCTGTAAATTACATCATTCAGGCGTATGACACGGCGTTTTCCAAGAAAGAAACAGCAGATTACAGCGCGATTACAACGTGGGGGATTTTTTATCCAGAAGAAGGTGGCCCTGAACAGATTATATTGATGGATGCACGGCGCGGAAGGTGGAACTTTCCTGAACTCAAAGAGGTTGCCTATGAGGAACACGAGTATTGGGAGCCAGATATGGTGCTTGTGGAGGCAAAAGCGACGGGTATGCCACTGATTGACGAACTACGACTACGCGGGATTCCGGCGTTAGGGTTTTCACCAGGCAAAGGTAAGGATAAGGTAACTCGTATGCACATGGTTGCGCCATTGTTCGAAGCTGGTGTAGTATGGGCACCAACAGACAAAAAGTTTGCGGATGAAGTTATTGAAGAAGTAGTATCATTTCCTAATGGCGATCATGATGACTTTTGTGATAGTATGACATTAGCGTTGATGCGATTTAGGCAGGGTGGTTTTATATCTCTGCAAAATGAACGCGAGGAACAAATGGAGATTCCTCGTATTAAGGAGTATTACTGATGGCAATCCCACCTCTAGTAGATTCAGGAATCAGAGCCGAGGACATGGTAGCTGACGAAGTGTCGGTTGAAGTCCCTGTGGCACAAGTAGAGATGTTTGAGAACGGAGCGGAAGTCATACCAGACGGTGAGGGCGGGGCAATCGTGCAAGCTCTGGCGGAAGCTTTGATTGGTGAGATGGTGGAGGAACAGATTCCATTTGATGCCAACCTTGCTGAGTTTCTTAACGAAAGTGACATGGGTGAAATATCCAATGACTTGTTAGCTTCATTTGAGGATGACACTGAATCGAGAGACGAGTGGGAAGAAACTTACACCAAGGGTCTTGATCTATTGGGTGTTAAGACGATTGAACGTTCTGAACCTTTTCAGGGTGCCAGTGGTGTAACGCATCCGTTGATTTCGGAGAGTGTCACACAGTTCCAAGCGCAAGCATACAAAGAACTTCTTCCTTCTGGTGGTCCTGTAAAAACAAGGATTGCCGGATTACAAAACCAAGAAACAGAGGCGCAAGCCAAACGTGTCAAGGATTACATGAACTATTTGATCACAGAAGAGATGGAAGAGTTCGATCCAGACATGGATCAGTTGCTGTTTTATCTGCCGTTGTCTGGTTCTACGTTTAAGAAAGTATACTACGACACGGTTCGTAACCGCCCTGTTGCCAAGTTTGTTCCGGCGCAAGACGTAGTTGTTCCGTATTCTGCCAGTGATTTAGCCACTGCACCACGGATCACGCATGTTCTGAAGATGTCAGATAACGATTTGCGTAAGCAACAAGTCATGGGAATGTACAGAGATGTGGAGCTTTCTAACTCAGGGGATCAGGAAGAAAACCCTGTGCGTCAGAAAGTTGACGAATTACAGGGGACATCGAAGTCTTACACCGATGACGTTAGAACAATTCTAGAGATGCACATTGACTTGGATCTTGAGGGTTTTGAGGACGTTGACGAAAGCGGAGAGCCAACAGGCATTAAACTACCATACATTGTAACACTGGATCGGGATAGTTCTAAGATTCTTGCCATTCGTAGGAACTATATGGAGGGAGATCCTTTCAAACAAAAGATTCAATACTTTGTTCACTACAAGTTCATGCCTGGTCTAGGTTTCTACGGCTTTGGTTTGACTCACATGATTGGTGGCCTTGGTCGTGCAGCAACGAGTCTCCTCCGACAATTGATCGATGCAGGAACTCTTGCAAACCTCCCAGCAGGATTCAAGGCTAGGGGCGTAAGGGTTCGCAACGATGATGAACCGTTACAACCGGGTGAGTGGCGGGATATTGATGCACCTGGGGGGAACATACGGGATTCTATTATTCCGTTACCATACAAAGAACCATCAGGTACACTCGCACAGCTTCTAGGAGCACTCGTAGAAGGCGGAAGAAGATTTGTTTCAGTTGCGGACAATGCCGTAAGTAACATGAATCAGGAGATGCCCGTAGGTACTACAGTGGCTATGTTGGAGCGCGGCATGAAAGTTATGTCAGCAATCCACAAACGGCTACACTATGCACAGAAAAACGAGTTTCGTATTCTTGCACGGATTATTGCGGAGAATTTACCAGAGTCGTATCCATATCCAGTGGCGAATGCAGACTCTGCCATAAAGGTTACAGATTTTGACGGACGGGTCGATATCCTGCCCGTCAGTGACCCAAACATCTTTTCTATGGCACAACGTGTGTCTTTAGCACAAAGTCAACTCCAGCTTGCTCAATCTAATCCACAGATGCACAACCTACACGCTGCGTATCGTCGTATGTATCAAGCTCTGGAGATTCAAAACATAGACGAAGTGTTGCCTCCGCAACCACAACCACAACCAACAGATCCGGCTTTGGAAAATGCTCTGGTTATAAAAGGCAAAACTATTCAAGCGTTTGAGGGTCAGGATCACAACGCACACATTATGGCGCATGTAGCCTTTTTGAAAACGCCTTTAATTATGGCGTCTGCTCCTGCACAGGGGGCATTATATGGTCATTTACAAGAGCATATATCTCTTTTGGCACAGGAACAGGCGATGCAGCAAATACAACAACAGATGCAGCAAATACAACTTCTTGTTCAAACTGGTGGTATACTTCCAGAAGAAGCTCAAATGCAGATGCAACAAATGGAAATGCAGATGCAAGATCCAAACGGTATGGCTCGAGTTGTGGCTCAGATTCAACAAACAATTGTTCAACAGGTTGCTCAGATGATTACGCCTCCTCCACCGAATCCGGCGGCTGATCCGTTAGTACAACTCCGTATGCAAGAGCTTGGACTGAAACAAGCAGAGTTACAGGCGGACGTACAAAACGATCAGAACAAACTTGATATTGAAGTTGCTAAATTACAACAACAAGCCGCATCTGATGCTGCTCGATTAGAAACTCAGGAAGAAATTGCTGATGACCGTAATGCAGTGAATCGTGAGCGTATCGATGTGCAACGTCAGAAGATGCAACGAGGTGGCTAATGGACCCCGTATCTTGTGTTGCTTTAGCCACTGGCGCATTTAAGGCTCTCAAGGGTGCTATAGGAGCGGGGAAAGATCTACAAGATATGACAGGTCAGCTTTCCCAGTGGGGCAAGGCTTTTTCTGATTTTACCAATATAGAAGAACGAGAAAAAAACCCACCATTTTGGAAAAAAACATTTAAGGGATCTGACGAAGAAACCGCTATTGAGATCTTTGCTAACAAGAAAAAGATGGAACAAATGAGGGCAGAGATCAAAGAACACATTACCTGGCATTATGGCAAATCTGCATGGGATGAGGTTTTGCAGATAGAGGCACAGATGCGAAAAAGACGGAAGGACGAATTATACAGGAAACAAGCACAAATTGATAGTCTTATTAATTTTGGAATTGGTGCGGCTATTTTTGCTATTGGTGGTAGCATACTTTTTGTTGGGTTTTATATTTTAGGTCAATGGCAAGGTAGATGGTAGATGTGGGTGTTGCTTTGGTTACAGGTTATCAGCGGAAGCTTTGATCACTACCATGTGGACAGTTATTCAAGTGAAGAAGCATGTAAGGCTGCTTTATCAAAAGCAAAAGTGCTTGTCACAAATCAAAATTCTAAAGTAGTCTGCATAAAAATAGAACGGTGATACTAAAGGAATGGCGTGGAAAATACATTGTGTATGACAAACAAGGAAAGATTGTTATAATCACTCGTGACAAAAAAGTAGCGATTGCACATGCGAGGTCAAAGAAATGACAGAGTTTGAAAAAGCAGATTTAAATAACAACGGTGTTATTGAGAAAGCAGAGTGGAATAAGATTGCTCTGGAAGATAGACGACTTGAGATGGTTGATAGAGATCTCAAGCGTAATGCAGAAAGACGGTTTACTGGTTTTGCACTAGCCGGAATGTTGATCTATCCGTTTATTATATTGCTTGCTTCGGTGCTTGGATTTGACAAAGCAGCAAGTTTAATAACAGATATAGCAAGTGTATATGTCATAGCTGCCTCTGGGGTGGTTGCAGCTTTTATGGGATTCAATGCGTATAGCGCAAAGGCTGAGAGCAAAAAGACCGCTATACAGATGGAGGATAATTAATGTTACAGTCATTCATAGGGCCGATAGCCAATCTAGCGGGAAGTTGGCTTGATGCAAAGTCACAAGCACAAGCTGCAAGTGCAAAGCTAAAACTCACAGAGGCCGAAGCCAAAGCAAAGATTATGCTTAGTAAAGAGACTTCTGTTGCAGATTGGGAGCGTATAATGGCGCAAGGCTCTCAGTCGAGTTGGAAGGACGAATATTTTGTAATTATTTTAAGTATTCCATTAATTTTATGTTGGATTCCAGGTGCAGAGGGTTGGGTTGATCGGGGTTTTGAACAGCTTTCCAAGGCACCAGACTGGTATTTTTACAGCTTAGGCATAGCAATCTCTGCATCGTTTGGTGTCAGAGGAATACAAAAGTTTTTTAAGAGGTAATCATGGGTGATTTAAAGATACCAGTAGCTCTGGTTTTTGCCATGGCGGTGCAATTAGTTGGTTTGGTGTGGTATATAAGCAACATCGTTCACGATATAGAACATCTTCAGGGTCAAGTATCAGCGCAGCAAGACATTATAGATCTTCTAAATGCTGACGTGAATGATTTGTGGGCATTCTGTACCTTCACTGAAAATAAATGGGCAGAAGCTTATATAGATGATATGGTGTATGAACGTGTTTGTGGATCAAAAGAGGTTGTAGAATAATGACATTAAATAAAAAGAAAAAAGCTACGGTGAAAAAAGTTATCAAGGGTTTGAACAAAGCTTCTAAGCTTCATGCTAGTCAGGCAAAGAAACTAAAGAAAGTTATAAAAGGTAAGAAGTGATGAGTGAAGCACTTAAAACTTTACAGGAAAAGATTGGAGCTACACCTGATGGTGCGTTTGGCCCCAATACTGCAAAAAAGATTTGTCACCACTACGCTTTGAATCCAGAGCGCGGAGCGCATTTTCTTGGGCAGCTTGTGCATGAAAGCGGTACGTTTAAATACACTGAAGAAAACCTGAACTACTCCACGGAAGCTATTCTCAAAGTATTTGGTAAGTATTTTGAATCTGAGAGTGAGGCGGAAACGTGCAAAAGAAACCCACAGGCACTTGCTGACCGTGTTTATGGTGGTCGTATGGGTAATGATGGACAAGGATATTTGTGGCGAGGACGTGGCTTTCTCCAGTGCACAGGCAAAAACAACTACTCTCAGTTTGCAGCGGACATGGATTTACCAGAGGTCATGAAAGATCCAGATCTCATGGCGTCTAAGTATCCGATGGAAAGTGCCATTTGGTTTTTTCACAGGAACAAACTGTGGGAAATATGTGACGAAGGTGTTAACGATGAGGTTATTAAAACCATTACGAAAAGAGTAAACGGTGGGTATAACGGGTTGAAACATCGTCAAAAAGAAACCCATAAAATCTATAAGTGGTTAAATTAAAGGAGAATACCATGGCAATGCCTCCATCACCAAAGAAAAGTTTTAAGTTTGTTGACGTAAGTCCCCCTGAAGCAGACGATCAACTGTTAGTACCAAAAGAAAAAAAGAAGATGAAACCTAAACGTCGTCCTCTTACAGAGTCTCTTATACCACCATCAAGACCACAAACATTTAGTGAAGGTGGTCGTATTGCTGATGTCAGGGACGATCCTAGTCGAGGAAAAACATATTAATGGATATTGTTGACATATGTAAATATATGTATAAAAAATTAGAAGAGCGGGAAAAAGATTTAGGTTCCGCTCTTTCTCATGGTTCAGTTCAGAACTGGGAGCAATACAAAATGACGGTGGGAGAGATACGGGGTCTCTCTTTCGCTCGAGAAGAAATCAAGACCCTGTTGGAGAAAAATGCAGACGATGTCGAAGACTTTATATCTTCCTGACCACGTTGCAAAACAAGTAAACAAAGAAAGACAAGACGCCAAGGCGGACAGTCCCTCTGTTGAAAATGCATTCGTGGAATCTGGCAAACGTGAACTAGATCCTTCTCTTTTAGATAAATCATTACTTGAACGGCTTCCTCAACCCACTGGTTGGAGACTTTTAGTTATGCCGTATCAGGGTTCATCTAAGACAGCGGGTGGTTTGTTTGTACCAGACGAAGTACGTGAACGTGAGGCAGTAGCAACTGTCGTTGCCTACGTTCTTAAATTAGGACCGTTAGCTTACAAAGACCCAGATAAGTTTGGACCAGAGGGACAACCTTGGTGCGAACAAGGCCAATGGGTATGCATTGGTCGGTATTCAGGTTCTCGTTTCAAGATTGATGGTGGAGAAGTCCGCATCATAAATGACGACGAGGTAATTGCTACAATTTTGGAGCCAACAGATGTCAAACACGTATGAAGAAGAAAAACCAGAAGTAGAAGTTGAGGAAGAAGGACAGGAAGTTTTTATCGAAACAGATCCTGAACCAGAGGCTAAAGCTGCAACTGAAGAGGCTGTAGAAGAAACAGTCGAAGAAGAAAAACCTAAAGAACAAACGCAAGAAGAAGAGTTAGAAACTTATTCTAAGGGTGTTCAAAAACGCATCAAACAACTGAATGATCGTTACAGAAATGAGCAGCTTCAACGAGAAGAAGCCGTGCGTATGGCTGAACAGTTGATGCAAGAAAATCAGAAACTTAAAACTCGTGTTGAAAGTTTAGACTCTGGATATTTGAATGAACAAGGTGCAAGAGTAGAAAGCCAATTAGAGGCTGCACGACGTGTGTTCAAGGAAGCTTATGAGTCAGGAGACGCTGATGCAATTACCGCTGCGCAAGAAGCTCTTGCCAGAGCAACAGCAGAATCTGATCGCTACGAGCTTGCTAAGAAAAAAGCGGATGAACGTGTTGCAGTACAGCAACAACCTCAACAGCAACAGGTTGAGCCGCAACAACAAGCGGCTCCACAACAACAAGCAAAGCCTGATCCAAAAGCTAAAGACTGGGCTGAAAAAAATGAGTGGTTTGGTCAAGACGAAGTCATGACTTACGCCACGTTTGGTATTCACCGAAAGCTTATCGAAGAAGAAGGGTTTGACCCGAACAGCGATGAGTATTATAGTGAAATTGATCGTCGCTTGCGTTCGGAGTTTCCGAACAAGTTTCAAGCAGCGAAAAAATCGGGATCGAATCAGGTCGCTTCTGCTGGTTCATCTGCATCTCGCAATCCAAAACAGGGGCGTAAGAATAGCGTGAAACTATCACCATCGCAGATCGCTATTGCAAAAAAGCTAAATGTTCCTCTTGAGGAATATGCGAAGTATGTAAAGGATTAAGTAATGACTGATAGAAAACCACGCGCTCAAACTACCCGAGATAGTGAATCTCGTAGAAAACCATGGGCACCGCCCAGTCACCTTGAAGCACCAAATCCTCCCGAAGGATATGTGCATCGTTGGATAAGAGTTGCTATGCGTGGCGAGGAGGACAAAATGAATGTCCACGCCAAACTACGTGAAGGATGGGAACCCGTCCGTGCAGATGAATATCCAGACTATGAAGCTCCTGTCATCGATGATGGCAAATATCAGGGAGTGATTGGACAAGGTGGTCTGATGTTGTGTCGCATACCTGAAGAGACAGCGCATGAAAGAAACGAGTATTACGGGGGCCGAACCCGAGAACAAATGACTGCTGTGGATCAGGACTTGATGAAGGAACAACATCCTTCAATGCCGATTTCTAATAGTCGGCAAAGTCGTGTAACCTTCGGAGGCCGCGAACGCGACTCCGATTAACATAAAGGATTGCTACTATGGCAAACACTAACGGTGCATTCGGACTTCGTCCGATTGGAGTAGTCGGTCAGGCTGCTAACACCACTGGTGCGACAGAGTATCGTATAGCTTCCAATAACACCAACACGATGTTTCAAGGCTCACCTGTAATCCCGCTATCAACTGGTTTCATAGATAAAGTTGGCGCGGCAACAGGTGGCACTGTAGGTCTTGTAGGTGTTTTCTGGGGTTGTGAATACGTTTCGTCCACCACTGGTGAAACAATATTTTCTAACAACTGGCCTGGTTCTGGCGCGGATTCTAATCATCCCGTCAAAGCTTTCGTGTATGACAACCCAATGCAAACATTCGTTATCTGTTCAGATGCTTCATTAACTAGCGAAGCAACTGCTAGAGGACATGTGTTCGCAAACGCAAACTTTGCAGACGGTGCAGCCGGATCTTCTACGACTGGCATATCTTCAGCGAAGTTGGGTGTTAGCACAATCAACACCACTGCTAATTTAAATCTGAGAATCATGGGCTTTCAAGATGACCCTGAAAACTCTGATTTTACAGCAGCTGGTATCCCTGTAATTGTTCGTTTAAACAACTCCTTCAATTCACCAAATGGTGCTATTGCAGGTGGTACTGTTTCAACGACTGGCGTATAAGGAGACTGACTTATGGCTATATCTCGCGCACAACTAGCGAAAGAGTTGGAACCAGGTCTCAACGCTTTGTTTGGTATGGAGTACGACAGGTACGAAAACCAACATACAGAGATCTACGTCACGGAAGCTTCAGATCGAGCATTTGAAGAAGAAGTGATGTTGTCAGGTTTCCAATCCGCACCTACTAAATCAGAGGGTGCGGCGGTAAATTTTGACGACGCTAACGAAGCATACACTGCTCGTTACAACCACGAAACAATAGCGTTGGCATTCTCAATCACTGAGGAAGCTATCGAAGACAATCTATATGATCGTCTTGGTTCACGTTATACTCGTGCGTTGGCTCGTTCAATGGCACACACAAAGCAAGTTAAGGCCGCTGCGGTTCTTAACAATGCATTCACCGCAGGCGCTTCTGCGGGTGGTGACGGCAAAGCATTGTGTGCAACTGACCACCCACTCACAAGTGGTGGTACGTTTGCCAACGAACCTGCAACTGCCTCTGACTTAAACGAAACATCTCTTGAAGATTTTCTTATAAGTATCGCAGGCTTTGTAGATGAGCGTGGTCTTAAAATTGCATTACGTGGTTTGAAACTTTTAGTTCCAAGACAATTGCAATTTGTTGCAGAGCGTCTGATGGTATCTAACCTTCGTGTTGGTACGGCTGACAATGATGTGAACGCACTACGATCAATGGGTATGTTGCCAAACGGTTACGCCGTTAACGACTTCCTAACTGATCCAGATGCATTCTTTATCTTGACAGATGCCCCTCGAGGTTTTGTACATTTCGAAAGAACTCCAATGTCAACTGGCATGGAAGCAGACTTCGACACAGGTAATATGCGCTATAAAGCTCGGGAGCGTTACAGCTTCGGCTTCAGCGACCCACGTTGTGTATTTGGTTCCCCTGGAGCTTAATACATGATATAGGGGGTTTACCTCCGAGTATGATTGGGGCGACTTCGGTTGCCCCTTTCTTTTTGTTTAAAAGTAAGTTATCTTGTTAACATCCCTGACAGTCGCATGGGGCGACTGACTAACCCAAGACAGGAGATCGACATGGGTACGACAACTTTTTCTGGTCCTATTAAAGCAGGAACCATCAAAGAAACTACGGGTACAACCCTTGGTTCAAACATCAAAAACACTGGTCAAGTAGTAATGTCTCAGACATTTGCAGCAGATCTGTCTGGTGGTGCATTAGCTGCACAAGTCACAGACGTTGTTATTCCTGCAAATTCACAGATTATCGATTGTGTGCTTGACGTTATTACAGCAGCAAGTGGAGCTACAAATATAAGTGTTGGAGACACTGTTGGTGGTGCAGCAACTCTTGTGAACACATTTGGAATTGGAACCACAGCAGGACGTAAATATCCAACTACCGAATCTGGTGGTACGTTAGCGTGGGAAGACACAGGAACAGCGGACATTCGTTTAACGGTCACTGCTTCTGCTGCAACAAATGCGGGTGAAGTTCGCGTTACTATTCTGTATGCTCAAAACAATAACCTTGGCTAATAGGAGGGCACTATGGCTGCTTCTATTTTTGCAAAGACAGCTACGGCGACTGGCACACTACAGGGTGGTCGAACTAGACTAAAAGCATTTTATGTGAAGACTGCGGGTAGCGGTTCTCCTGCGGTTGTGTTCAAAAACGGTAGTGGCGGAGCGACACAATTATCTATGGTCTTTCATCAAAGCGATGATAACCAGATTACTATTCCAGATCATGGTATGATCTTTGATGATGAGTGTCATGTGACGCTTACCAACATCGACTCAATCACTGGATTCTTTGGTTAAAGCAACGGCGGTGTAAGAGCCGCCGTTTTTTCTGAGAGTAAAATGGCTAAGATCGATAAAGACAAAATGAAGTGCAACAAACCAAAACGTCAGGTTTCTGGCGGCAAGAAGTTTGTTGTTAAAGCGTGTGACAAGGGTAAGGAAAAGATAGTTCGATTTGGGGACGCCAATATGACTATTAAGAAATCAAACCCAAAACGTCGTAAGTCTTTTCGTGCTCGTCACGGTTGTGATAAAGGCACCCTTGATAAATTAAAGGCCAAGTACTGGTCTTGTAAGATGTGGTGATTAAAATGAATAAACAAGTCACGATAGCTCTTATAACAGCTTTTATACTCGGTGTTGGGGGTATTGGCTACAGTTGGGCTGATTGGGTTACAAAGACTTTAATCGCTGTAGACAAGAGAACAGAAGTTATGGCTTCACAAATTGACTTTATGAAAACTCAAATGGAGATTAGATATGGCAATCTCGAGGGCGCAGATGCGACAGCAAGTATCCAAGCCTCCATCGAAGGGGATAACTAATGGCAAAGAAAAAGACAAAAAAAGACGCTTGTTATCACAAAGTAAAAAGCCGTTACAAAGTATGGCCAAGCGCATACGCTTCAGGGGCACTTTCTAAGTGTAGAAAAGTTGGAGCCAAGAACTGGGGTAACTCTGCCAAGAAAGCTGAAGGTGGAATCATAGCCTCAGTAGACAATCCAAAACGCACCGCAATGCAGCAGTATGCCCCTGGTGGAGTTATAGCTGCCGGATGCGGTCAAGTTGAAGAGTCTCGTCGTAAACGAACAAGGACATTTTGATGGCGAAAAAAAATTCTTTGCGAGAATGGTTTTCCCAAAACAAGGGCACTGGATGGGTGGATTGCAAGACTGGAAAGCCTTGTGGTCGTCAAAAAGGTGAAAAACGAAAAGGATATCCTGCTTGTCGCCCTACCATGGCACAATGTACATCCGCTGCAAGGAAAAAGAAATCATCAAAACGTATCAGTTGGAAACAAAAGAAAGCAACTGGTGGTGTAGTAAGAATCTTTTGAAAGGAGATTTAAATGACTAAAAAGAAAAAAGGCTACAGAAACGGTGGCAAGACTAAACCCAAGGGAATGAAGAACGGCGGTAAAGCCAAACCCAAGGGAATGAAGAACGGTGGCGTGTCTAAGCCCAAGGGGATGAAGAACGGCGGTAAAGCCAAACCCAAGGGAATGAGAAACGGTGGCGTGTCTAAGCCCAAGGGAATGAGGAATGGCGGTAAAGCCAAACCCAAGGGAATGCAAAAAGGTGGTAAAGTTGGTGGTGTGAAGCCTGTGAGGATCTTCTAACCATAATGTCATACCTACAAAGTAATATTCCTTATTTTAAGGCATGGGTTCGTCGTGAATACACACATAATCATGAGCAGTATCACGGTGAGTTTCTTCATGCTATGGTTGTTGCCGTAACAACCATTCCTAATAGATCCCTTAGTTTTCAAGTAATCTTTACTGGTTGCGAGGCGGAGGGTGAAGAAGAAGATACCGTTCACGGTGGTGCAATGTGGGCAAGAATGCCCATAACAGGTTTGGTTGCCGACATTCCTTTGGAAGAATGGCCTGAACCAATGGCAACACATGATGCACAGCCTTGGGATTGTGCTTCTCATTACCATTCCGTGTACGTCTTAGACAGAGCTACACCATGCCCATGGTTAGCCAAAATAAACGGCGAAATGTTTCCTGCCAAGTATCTGTTTACTGTAGACTATACCAACAGTGAAATCGCAGATGACCCTGCACAACATAAACAAAGCCATGTTATGCAGCTGTTAGATGCCGGAGAATGGACAGGAAACATAGTAGCGTTACCAAACAATCGAGTAAGAGTTACACATCCTGCTTGGTTTGCGGTGGGTGAGGGTGCACCAGACTTCAGACCTTCACAACATATACACTATTCAAAAAGTGATTTAGATTATACATTGGATGTGAATAGAGTTTTTGATAATCTTTACAATCAGGAGGACAACGATGGAAAATAAAAATAAAGAAGCACCAAATGAGGGTATCAAAGCTCTCCGTGAAGAGGCAAAAACTAACCCAAAAGCACAAAAGGCTTTGGACAACATGGGCTATAAAAACGGTGGTGCAGTTGTAACCAAAACAAACCAGAACCCACATATGAGTTGATACAATGACAACATCAGGATCAAGAGACTTTAACCTCGATGTCGGAGAGATAATTGAGGAAGCATATGAAAGATGCGGATTAGAAGTCCGAACGGGCTACGATGCTAAAACGGCACGTAGGTCTTTGAACTTGATGTTTGCAGATTGGGCTAACAGAGGTTTGAATCTTTGGACTGTAAATCAAGGCACAATTACTTTGACAGCAGGACAAGCCCAACAAACTTTGACTTCAGATGTTGTTGATGTTTTGGAAGTTGTTCTTCGTAGAGATAACACTGACTTTACAATACAAAGGATAAGTCGTGGTGAGTATCTGACAATACCAAATAAAACCACACAAGGTCGTCCTAGTCAGTATTATTTTGACAGGCAAATAGACCCTGTAATAAACCTTTGGTCTGTTCCAGAAAACTCTACTGATCAGTTGATATATTACTTTGTTCGTAGGATCGAAGATGCAGACACTCTTGTTAATACTACTGATATGCCTTTTCGTTTCTTTCCTTGTATGGTGGCGGGGTTAGCTTACTACATCTCAATGAAACGTGCTCCTGAACGTTCTCAGCTTTTAAAAGTGGTTTATGAAGAAGAGTTTCAACGAGCCGCAGATGAGGATGAGGGGCGAACTCCTTTAAAACTACAACCTAGTATTCAATACTTGAGGGTTTAATGGCATTTGCTTCTGGAAAAAATGCATACGGCATATCAGATCGATCAGGACGGCGTTATCGATTACGAGACATGCGTCTTGAATGGACTGGTTCGTTAGTTGGTCCAGATGAGTTTGAACCAAAACATCCACAGTTATTTCCCCCAAAAGCTTTTCCAGATCCTCAAGCTTTAAGGAACCCTAGACCAGAACAAAACTTAGACGCTGAACGAGCAATACAATATGGTTTCAATCCTGTAGGATTTAAAGACATCCCAGGAATAAGTCCTAGAAATAATTTAGTTGCCGAAGGTGGGGTTGGGACAGTTACTGTTGATGTTTCTGGAACTAGCGATGTAATTAATGTTACAGGTGTCGCTGCTACAGGCGCTGTGGGAGCCGCAACAGTTTCGATTGCGCCAAGGTTCGACAGTACATCTGTTACTTTAGATTCAACATCCGATACATTTGACGAGGGGTAGAATATGGCTTTACAAAGTGTAGGAATAGGAAGCAGCGCAAACGATGGAAATGGTGACACCCTTCGCGCAGGCGCAACTAAGATAAATGCAAATTTTACAGAAATATATGCAGCACTTGGAAATGGATCAACTCTTACTGATCTTATAGATTCTAACGGCATTATAGATGTAAGCTCTGGCGCAAACAAAATAGTTTTTTACTACGCTGCTTTAAGTGATTTACCTAGTGCTTCGACATATCATGGAGCGGTTGCACACGTTCATGCAACTGGAGGATTATATTTTGCGCACGGTGGAGCGTGGATTCGAGTAAATGATGAAACAACTGGCCCTGTTACTAAATATACAACAGGTACGAGCGGTTCATCGGCTTATACTTTTACTGGCCCTGGTGCCACTGCGGGGAATAATCCAAACTTTACTTTCTATAAAGGTCACACTTATCTAATCGACAATACGGCTAACGTAGGTAGTCATCCTTTACAAATTAGGACATCCAATGGGGGGTCCGCATTTACCACAGGAGTCACAGAAAACTACAACTCAACCACAGGATTGACACAGTTTATCGTTCCTCATGAACCAAGTGATACATCCTTAGTCTATCAATGTACTAATCATAGTGCTATGGTAGGAAACATAACAATAGTGTGATGACATGAGTTTTACATACGGACAATTAAAACAAGCTTTACAAGACTATACGGAAAATACGGAAACAAGTTTCGTAAACAGCTTACCTATATTTATTCGTTTGGCTGAAGAACGCATACTTAAAAATGTACAACTAAGTTTATTTCGTAAAAATGTTTTGGCAAACACAACGGCATCAAATAAATATTTAGCTTGTCCTTCTGACTTTTTAGCCCCGTTCTCTTTAAGTCTAGCCGGAACAAACGGAGATAAGTTTTTCATAGAGTTTAAAGACCCAAGTTTTTTACAAACGTATACGCCTGATGAAACTACAACGGGAGAGCCTCGATACTATTCTCAGTTTGACGTTGACAATTTTTTATTAGCTCCAACGCCTGACATTGCATATACAGCAGAGCTCCATTACTTTTATAGGCCTTTAAGTATTACTGACTCAACCCTTACAGATAGCAGTACAACATGGCTTAGTGAAAATGCGGAGTTATCATTGCTTTACGGGTCGTTAATTGAAGCGTATATTTATATGAAAGGTGAACCAGATATTATGGGCGTATATAATCAACGTTTTCAAGAATCTTTAATGGGAATTAAAATGCTTGGTGAAGCCAAAGAAACAACCGATGAATATAGAACTGGAAAAGTAATCAGGACAAAACGATAATGTTCAAAATAGATATAAGTGTGCCACGATATGACAGTGTAGTAGGCGTTAATACTACAGAAAATCGTGGATTTACCCCAGATGAACTTGCGGAACAATGTGTCCAAAAGATCATATCGGTCTCCGATAATACGCATCCCGGCGTAAGAGACCAAGCCCGTGCTTTTTCCAAGCACATTGAGACGCTTGTTGCTAATTATATGCGACAGGCTATTCGTAGTGACCGAACAACTGTGTGTAATGCGCTTGTTGATGCTGGTCATCCCCAACTGGCTGAACTTATAAGGAGACTTTAATATGGCCTTTTCTGGAAACTTTATGTGTACTTCTTTCAAGAAAGAGCTTCTTGAGGGTGGTCACGATTTTAAAAACAGCGGTGGAGATACTTTCAAAATCGCATTATATGACAACAGTGCTTCATTTAATGCGGCAACCACAGCTTACACAACTTCAAACGAAGTAAGTAACTCTGGTTCTTATTCCGCAGGTGGTGGCACATTAACCCGTGTTGATCCAACTACTTCAGGTACAACTGCTCTTACAGACTTTGCAGACATTACGTTTACTTCTGCAACTATTACAGCGCGTGGTGCATTGATCTATAATACCACTGAAGGTGGCGGATCAGGTACGGCTAACAGTGTAGTTGTTTTGGACTTTGGTGGTGATAAAACATCTACGGCGGGTGACTTTCAAATTGCTTTTCCAACAGCGGATGCTTCAAACGCAATTATAAGAATCGCCTAAACGGTACTAGATAGGAGATTGTTGCGATGGCACTTGTTGTTAAAGATCGAGTAAAAGAGACTACGTCAACCACAGGGACAGGTACTCTAACATTAGGCGGAGCCGTAACAGGATTCCAAACCTTTACCTCTGTTCTTTCTAATAGCGATACAACTTACTATGCTATATTTGAAAGTAGTACAGGGCAATTTGAGGTTGGGCTTGGTACGTTTACTTCTTCTGGAACAACGCTTGCCAGAACAACTATCCTTGAAAGTTCTAATTCAGGAAATGCTATAAACTTAACGGCAGGTGCTGCGGATGTGTTCATTACGCAACCTGCCGAAAAAGCTGTATACCTTGATGCGAGTGGACACATAGCCACCGCAGATGGGCGTAATGTGACTAACGTAGCTGCGTCTACTGCAACAACAGCAGGGACAGTCACAACTGCTGCACAACCTAACATCACAAGCCTTGGTACACTGACAACACTCACGGTTGATGAATTGACCATTAATGCTGATACTATTACAGCAACAGATGATTTCGTAATAGATGCTGCTGCTGATATTAAGCTTGATGCAAACGGTGGTTTCATAAACTTTTTTGATGATGGCACTCCAATTCTGTCTTTTGCAAATAGTAGTACAGATGCTGTAATCCAAAGCAGAGCCAGTGATAGAGATATGATCTTTAAAGGTAATGATGGGGGTTCTACAATAACTGCCCTTACCCTAGACATGTCAGATGGTGGTACTGCAATATTTAACCATGACGTAAAAATGGGTGATCTCCAATATTTATTAATGGGTGATGGCAACGATCTTGAATTAGTAGGAGATGGAACAAACGGAAAAATTGCAGCAGCAAATGGTAATCTTTTACTAGACGTTTCAGGAGAAATTCATTTAGATGCTGATAGTGGTATTATCCGTATAAGAGATGCAGGTGGCGACATTGGCATGTTGCGAAATGAAAGCAACGATTTTACAGTTCGTTCTATGGTTGGAGATGCCGATTTATTATTTAAAGGTAACGATGGTGGTTCTGTAATAACAGCCCTTACACTTGATATGTCAGATGCAGGTAAAGCTTCTTTTAACAATGGCATAAGCACATCAGGTGATGTGCAAACAAGTGGCAACAGCCATACGCCATACATACAGCTTACAAACAGTGGTAGAGTAGTAGGCAATCCAGGATATTCATTTAACAATGATTTAAACACTGGTATGTATCAACCTAGTGGAGAGGCAGATACTATTGCATTTTCTACTAATGGCACAAACAGATTAAAAATAACCAACAGTTCCTCTGATTTTCAAAACCAAGACCTCACTGGTATAAATGATATATATCTTGCGTCTGAAATTTACCACACTGGTGACACAGATACAAAGATGGGTTTTGGCACAAATAATGTGACCTTTACGGTGGGTGGCACTTCTATTCTTTCTGTTAATAGCTCTCATATTGATATAAGCGGTAACATAAACGCAGTTGATGATATTTTTCTTCATAGTGCAATTTACCATGCCGGTGACACTGACACACTAGTTTCATTTGGCACTGATAGTATTTCACTGAGGACAGGTGGTTCAAGTCGAGTTACTGTAAATAATACCAGTGTATATATAGAAGATAGCTCATTAGCTGAAGATTATGATGCGTTATCGGGAACAACTCCAACATGTAACGTAAACAGTGCTGGTGGATTTAGTCTTACAACGAGTGGTAACACTACATTTACTTTTAGCGGTGGGTCTAGTGGCTACGCACAAGGTTTTGTTTTACAGGTAACAGCAGGTGGAAGCCACACACTTACATGGCCTAATTCAGTAGACTGGGCAGGCGGCAGTGCGCCAGATGCCCCTGCGTCAGGAGAGAGCAATCTGTATGTATTCTACACAAGAGACGGGGGCAGTAATTGGGTAGGCATATTGTCTGCGGCTGCCTACGGATAAGGAATAGCTAATGTTTGGCTTTACACCCTTTTCTGAAACTACCTACGGGGATAGCGGTGTTGTAGACATCTCTCCCCCGATAACGGGTCTAGTGGGTGCAAGTGGTGTAGGGTCGGTCACTGTTACAGGTGAAGCAAACTTTTCCGTTACGGGTGTTGCAGGTACAGGTCAGGTAGGCACCGCTGTTGCCACCCCTAGAATTGTTGTTTCTCCAACTGGCGTTGAAGGACAGGGTTTTGTAGGCACTATGTCCTCTGGTGGTAACGCTTTTGTTCAACCAACAGGTGTAGCTGGTATAGGTGAAGTAGGATCGGCCTCTCATGTATCTAATGTTACAGTCATTCCAACTGGAGTATCTGGCACAGGACAAATAGGATCTCCGACACCCGCTGCTGGAGCAGTGGTATCCCCAACGGGCGTGTCTGGTACGGGCGGTGTAGGATCAGTTACAGTAACTCCACGTATCGTTGTGACTCCTACGGGTGTAGCTGCCACAGGTGGAATAGGAAGTCCAACAATCACAGGAACAGCAAATGTACCGCCGACAGGTTTAGCTGCTACGGGTGGTGTAGGATCAGTGACAATTGCTGCGGATGCAAACGTATCAGTGACGGGGGTTGGTGGAACAGGACAAGTTGGATCAGTTGTGGCAACTGGTGGGGCTACGACAATACCGACTGGTCTTCAAGCTACGGGTGGTGTAGGTAGTGTAACTATTACTGGCGGAGCGGTTGTCTCGCCAACGGGAGTTTCGGCAACTGGTGAGGTGACATCGCCATTAATTTGGGGTAGAATAGTCCCTGAACCGGGGACAACGTGGACAGAAATCGCAGCATAAAGGTGATATAGATGCCAAGTACATACACAACAAACGGAGGTATCGAGAAAGTCGCAACAGGCGAACAGTCTGGAACATGGGGCGATACCACTAATTTAAACTTTGATATTATAGATAGAATTACAAATGGTGTAGGGACAATTAATCTGTCTAGCTCTGGTGCGGCGCATACACTAACTACAACTGACGGAACATTGTCAGACGGTATGTATAGGGTTCTTGTATTAAGCAGTGCATCACAAGCTTGCACAATTACAATAGCACCAAATGATGCTCAAAAATTATATTTTGTAAAAAATTCTTCGGGTCATAATTGTGTCTTTTCTCAAGGTTCAGGTGCAAATGTAACTATAAACAACGGTGATACAGGGGTTATATTTTGTGATGGTGCGGGATCAGGTGCCGCAGTTACAGCCGTAGCAGAGGATCTATCTAATCTACTAACTTCAACTAACAACCTGTCTGATTTAGCTAGTGCTGCAACGGCTTTAACTAATTTAGGGATAACTTCTACAGCAGCAGAACTAAACATACTTGACGGTGTTACAGCTACGACAGCAGAACTAAACATTTTAGATGGTGTAACTTCTACAACGGCAGAACTAAATTATAACGACATCACGACGCTTGGCACATCACAAGCAAGCAAAGTTGTCACTGCTGATGCAAACGGTGATGTTAAGTTTTCCAATGCTATTGTAGAAACAGTATATGCCTTAACAGGTACAGCGTTAGACCCTAACAATGGAACAACACAAACCAAAACGATAAGTTCTAACACAACATTTACTGATAGTCTATCGTCTGGCGAAAGTATGTCTCTTCATTTAACAAGCGCGTCATCTTACACAATCACATGGCCTACGATCTATTGGGTTTCTCGCACAGGAAACATTGCGCCAACACTTACTGCGTCAGACACCGTAGTTTTATTTAAAATTAGCTCAACGCTTTATGGCGTTTGGATTGGGAGTTCAGCTTAATGTCAGTGTTTAAAAAATTAGCGGCTGCACCTGCGGCAGGTGAGGGCGTAAATGTAGAAAGTATATTTAGCAGTACGCTATATAGAGCCACAGATAACGGAAATGCAACATTTGTTAATAGTGGCACTGACTTATCAACAAATGGGGGAATGATTTGGTTTAAGTGCCGTTCATCAGCTTTCAGTCATGCTTTGTGTGATACAGTAACAGGTATTCAAAATAACTTGGTGCCTAATGCTACTGACGCACTAGATACAAATGGCGATGGTTTGGGACGTAGGGTTTGTCAAAGTGTGCAGACAAACGGATTTACTTATGGAACAGGTCACACAGGCTCAAATGGCACAAGTGGTGGTAAGTATTGTGCTTGGAGTTTTGCCAAGCAATCAAATTTTTTTGATTGTTTAACCTATACGGGAGATGGCTCTACTGGCAGAGCAATTTCGCATTCACTAGGGTCGGCTCCGGGTATGGTAATGATTAAAAATCTAACTAGAGCATCCGACTGGCATATTTGGCATAGAGGTTTATCGGGAACTAATTACGGAGTTACACTTAATCAAACTTATTCAGAGTTTACTAATGGTGGTATATTAACAGCAACACCGACAAGCACAACGGTAACTATTAAAAACCCAGGTTACGATGGGGCTGGTACAAATAATAATGGCGATAGTTATGTTATGTATCTTTTTGCCCACAACAACAGTGACGGTGGCTTTGGCACGACAGGCGATCAGGACATTATAAAATGTGGAAATTTTACAACTAATGGGTCGGGTATTGCAGATGTTACTTTAGGCTTTGAGCCTCAATGGATTTTAGTCCGCAAAGTAAACGAAACAATGGACTGGGAAATGTTCGATATGATGAGGGGTTGGGTGCATAATACTCACCAAGATAATATGGATTATATGCTCAGAGCAAATTTAAGCAACACAGAGTATAATAGCTTTGACACTAGAGGCCATCCAACATCTACTGGTTTTCAGTATCAATATACAGGAAATGACACTTACATTTACATGGCAATTCGTCGGCCAATGGCAGCGGCAGAAACAGGTGCAGACGTATTTAAGGGTACCTATGGAAATGCAAGTGGTAATCAACCGCCGGGGTGGTCAACCCCAACAGGGTTTAGAGTTGACGCGGCTATTGACTTAAATGTGGGTGGTGGATCCACTGATGCTCCGACTTTTGGAGCTAGGCAAATACAAGGAAGATACACTGATAGGCTATATGAAACTAGTGGGCCACAGTTTTACACTTGGTCAGGTCACAATTTTCAGTATCAAAATGGTTTTAGGGATAGTTCAAACGGCACTGGTGATTTAGGCTACTTCTGGCAGAGAAAGCCAACAGGTTTCGACACGTTTTGTTTTACTGGCACTGGGTCTAACATGACGCACACCCACAACTTAGGGGGTGAAGTTGGGATGGCGTGGTGGTTTACCGTTAGCACAACAACTCATGTATATGTTTATGCAAGGCCACTTGGTGCAAATAAATATCTAAGATTAAATTTAAATTCTGCGTCAAGCACAGATACACTTCTTTGGCAAAATACGCATCCAACCGATACAAATTTTTACACTGGCGGTGGTTATAATAACACCAATCAAGACCATATTATGCTCTTATTCGGAAATGCGTCTGGCATAAGTAAAGTTGGAACATTCACTGGAAACGGAACGAATCAAAACATCGATTGTGGCTTTTCAAACGGAATCCGCCTGTTGATGATCAAGAAAACTAATTCTACAGGCAATTGGTATTTCTGGGATGAGGCAAACTTAACTGCAAGCAACCAACCGTTTTGGTATATCCAATATGCGGCAGGTTTAATCCAAAACCAAGATACAATTGATACCTACAGTGCAGGGTTCAATATAAAATTTAACACTTATCAATCCATCAACACCAATGGTGACACATATTTATTTTATGCAGTTGCGGCATAACTCAAGGTCAAAAAGGAGTAACAACTGATGACTGAATATCGCAATCGAACAACAGGCGAAGTTAAAACTCAAGGTGAGTTAAGGCGTGACAACCCTAATATTTCGTTTCCAAAGGTCTGGAACAGCAATGTTTATGACTCATTAAACGTTGATCCAGTAATGATCGCTGCTGCGCCAACAGAAGGGATTGGTGCATATCAACATGCAGTAAGAAATGGCGTGGAGCAGAACTCAAATGGAGATTGGGTGCATGCTTGGCAAATTGTTGATATGTTTGCTGATATTGAAGGTGGACAAACTAAAGCGGAACAAGAGACTGAATACCAAACACGGTTAGACAATGATGCCGCTAAAAATAATCGCAGTACAAGGAATAGCCTTATTGCTGAAACAGATTGGTGGGCAAGTTCTGATCTAACTATGTCATCTGATCAAACAGCTTATCGTCAAGCGTTACGTGATATAAGTGCACATTCCAATTGGCCTCATCTTCAAGACAGCGATTGGCCCACTAAGCCATAAGTTCAATTGAACTAATTAAGGATGCACAATGCCGCTAACCAAACTTCAGTTTCAACCGGGGATCAATAAAGAAACTACCTCGTATAGTAATGAGGGTGGTTGGTTTGACATGGATAAAGTTCGATTTCGAGCGGGTTATCCAGAAAAGATCGGCGGTTGGACACGGCTTGGTCTTAAATCTTTTCTTGGTTCTTGTCGTGCATTGCATCCTTGGAGGACAATTGCTTTAGATAATTATCTAGGTGTAGGTACAAGTGACAAATATTATATTGAAAGCGGTCAAGGCTACTACGATATAACCCCAATACGAGTCACGACATCTGCTGGAGATGTAACCTTTGCGGCGACAAATGGATCTTCTACTATCACAGTTACGGACACAAACCATGAAGCTGTTGAGGGTGATTTTGTAACCTTCAGCGGTGCCGCTACTCTTGGTGGCAACATTACCGCTAATGTTTTAAATCAAGAATATCAAATAGCTACTATTGTTAATAGTAATAGCTACACAATTATTGCTCGTGAGGTTAATACAGTATCCGACATCACATCT